CAAGACTTTAGAGGCAGTTGGTAGCACTTGCGACAAATTATTCTATATAATTTTAAAAATAAAGAATAGAGAATAAATATAGTAATAATGCTATATTTGAAATTCTCTAATCGTACATTTATAAATATTTAGAAAAAATTCGTCGCAAGTGCTACTTTGCTGCACGGGAGGAAATATGATGAATGAAAATATTATTGAAAAATCGGTATGCGATTATACAAAAAAGTGCGGCGGGAAAGCATATAAATTCACATGTCCCGGTCAGACCGGCGCGCCGGACAGAATATGTATTTTTCCGGGCGGCATTATTATATTTGTGGAATTAAAGCGTCCGGGACGCAAAGACGGGCGGAGTCCCCGTCAGATTAAATTTCAGAATATGCTTGCCGCATTGGGATGTAATGTTATGCCATGTATAAGCAGTTTGCAGGAATTTAAAAACGAATTGAAAGAGAGGTTTGGAATCTGTGAATTATAAACCGTATGATTATCAGAAATACGCCGAAAATTTTATATTGGAACACTCGTCGGCCGGACTCTTTCTGGACATGGGCATGGGAAAATCAGTTATAACTCTGACCGCTGTTCAAAAGCTGTTACATGATTATTTTTCTGTGCGGAAAGTATTAGTCATAGCGCCGCTTGAACCGGCAAAAAATACATGGCCGGTTGAGATACATAAATGGAATCATCTTAACGATTTAAAAGCTGTTTCGGTTATCGGCAGCCTTGACACAAGATTGACCGCTTTAAATACCGAAGCGGATATTTATATAATTAACCGCGAGAATGTCGTATGGCTTGTTGATTTGTATAAAAATAAATGGCCGTTCGATATGGTTGTAATTGACGAGTTGTCCTCGTTTAAATCAAGTAAGGCTCAGAGGTTCAGAGCTTTAAAGAGAGTACGGAAATATATAAATCGTATTGTTGGGCTAACCGGCACGCCGGCACCTAACGGCTTGTTGGACTTATGGCCTCAGATTTATTTGCTTGACGGAGGAAAAGCCCTCGGCAAAACATTAACGGAATACAGAAACTGCTGGTTTGTACCCGATAAAAGAAATCAGACGATTATATATTCGTGGAAGCCTGTACCCGGAGCGGAACAGAACATATATAAAATGCTTGACGGATTATGTGTCAGTATGAAAACCGCAGATTATTTAAAGCTGCCGGAACGCCTTGACATAAGGCATGAGATAGATATGCCGCCTAAAGCGGCGAAAATGTACAGACGGCTTGAGAAAGATATGCTTTTAACTTTTGAGGACGGAGATATTGACGCGCCTACCGCAGCAATCCTTACCAATAAACTTATGCAGGCGGCGGGCGGAGCGGCTTATGACGAAAACGGAAATGTAAAGGAATTTCACAGTGCGAAACTTGATTATCTTGACAGGCTTATTGAAGAAGCAAACGGTCAGCCGATACTTATATTTTATTCTTATAAACATGAGCGCGACCGTATTATAAAGCGTCATCCGGAAGCGGTTGATGTTAAATCTGATAACGCCGTTAAGCTATGGAATGACGGAAATCTGCCCGTTCTGCTTGCGCACCCGGCAAGCGCGGGGCACGGATTAAATCTTCAATTCGGCGGGCATATCATTATATGGTATAGTTTGCCGTGCAGTCTGGAACTATATCAACAGGCTAATAAGCGTTTGCACCGTATGGGACAGACAAGCACTGTTCTCGTGCACCATATTCTTGTTAAAAACACAATAGACAGGCATATACTTGATGATATACTTATGTCAAAAGAAATACGGCAGAACGCGTTAATAGAGGCTTTAAAAGCAAGAATAAAGGAGGTTGAGCATGACAGATAAACAGTTATCGGATTTAAGAAACAATCCAAAAGAATTTTTTATGAAAGGCTGGCAGATTCATAATAAGATTGAAGTTAAACTCGAACGCATAAATCAATGGCGGCGGATAGCCGAATCAGTAACGGCAGAGATTAACCCGTGCGGTGGCTTCGGCGGCGGCATTCCATCAAGCAAGACAGAAAATTGTGTGGCGAATATTGTGGATTTGCAAAATGAAATCAAAACGGAGATTTATGAACTGATAAATACCGAAACAGTAATCAAGCAGGCTATAGATATTATATCGGATATAAATAATATGCGTCTGCTTCTGGAATTGCGCTATCTCAATTACTATTCATGGGAAAAGGTAGCCGAATGTATGGGTTGTTCTTACAGGTGGGTATTAACTTTATACAAAAGAAGTTTAGAATTTTTCAAACAAATTTGACCGAAAGCATGTTAATTCACATAGACCCTATGATATAATATATAATGTCAATTAAAGATTAAGAGTGTTTCTGTAATACAGAGGCACTCTTTTCAGTTAAAGGGGTGAGAGCTATGCCGTATAAACCATTGTCGCCTTGCAGACATCCGGGTTGCAGTAAACTTACATCAGATAGATATTGCCCGGAGCATAAAGCATTTCATATAAAGACAGACAGACCGTCTTCAAACGATAGAGGCTACAACAGCAAATGGCGAAAGGCAAGAGCCTTATTCCTACATGATAACCCTTTATGCGAGGAATGCAAAAAGCAAGGAAGATATACGCCGGCCATGGTTGTCGACCATATCAAACCGCATAAGGGAAATAAAAATTTATTCTGGGACCGTGACAACTGGCAGGCACTTTGTAAACAGTGTCACGACAGAAAGACGGCGACGGAAGACGGCGGCTTTAACCACGGGAATATAATTTACTGAAAAACTTTTTACATAATTAATATAGAAACGTTTTTTTTTTGTATTTCCGGGGATTTTCCTCCTGATTGTCGGGTGAAATCAAGACCGGCAGGGGCCGCCGGAATCCTCCGGTTTTAAAGTACCGGAACCGCCGCCCAGTGTTTTGAAGATTTTCTCAAAAGTTATTTTTATTAAGTTTTGGGTTCCTACTTAATTTATGAAAACTTTTGAAACTTATTAAGTTTATAGACGAAAAGTTTTGGCAAGCGAGGTGAGAACGGTATGGGAAAAAGAGGCCCGGCAAAAGGGCATGGCGGACGACCACGCAAATCGGTCAGTGATAAAATTCTGGAAGGCAATCCGGGTAAGCATACTATTAAAGTAATAAACAAAGATAATATAGATTCCGATACGGATATAGACAATGTACCGGACACACTCAGTTTGTGCGGCAAAAGCATTTATACCAAAACGGTTGATTATCTCAGGCGGCTTAAATGCGCCGAATTGGTAAATCCTATGCTTGTTGAACAGTTTGCGCTCAATCGGCAACGCTGGCTTGAAATTGAAAAAGTTATGGACCGCGGCGAGTTTGATAAAGACCTCGCTAAAATATCATCGGATTATCAGAATCAAATGCGCCGGAGCTGGAATGAGATTTTCAGCGTCGTAAATGATAACTGCACGGAAAATGTCAATTTAGACCGGGACGGCGATTTGGACGGACTGCTTTCAATGTGAGGTGTCCGACTATGTATGATGAACAGAAAGCCGAGCAAGCAGTAAAATTCATAAACAGCCTCAGACACGGCATAGGAGAATTTCATGGCCGGAAATTCGAGCTGTTTCCGTGGCAGGACAAAATCGTGCGTGATATTTTCGGCACAGTAAAGCCTAACGGGTATAGGCAGTATAAAAAGGCATATATCGAAATCCCGAAGAAGAACGGCAAAAGTGAGTTTGGCGCGGCGATTGCCCTTAAAATGCTATGCGCCGACGGCGAACAGTGCGCACAGGTGTATTCCTGTGCGGCAGATAGACAGCAGGCAAGCATTGTGTTTGATGTTGCGGTAAGTATGGTTGAGCAGTCACCGATTCTTAAACAACATATAAAGCCGGTTCTTTCACAAAAACGGTTAGTATATAAACCGACGCGCTCGTTTTATCAGGTATTATCATCAGAAGTAAAAACAAAGCATGGACTTAATGTTTCATGCTGCATTTTTGACGAGCTGCACGCACAGCCAAACCGCGATTTATGGGATGTAATGACAAGCGGCTCAGGTGACGCGAGAAAACAGCCTTTGTTTTTAACGCTTACTACAGCAGGACAGTCAAAGAATAATATATGCTATGAGCAGCACCAAATCGCTAAGGGCATATTGGATGGCAGCAGAATCGACCCGACATTTTATCCTGTTATATATGGCTTAGAGGATAATGACGACTGGACAAAAGAGGAAAATTGGTACAAAGCTAATCCGTCACTTGGGCTCACTATTGATATTGATACTGTAAGAGAATGGTATCAATCGTGCAAAGGAAGTATCGTTGCGGAGAATAATTTTAAATGGCTTAGGCTTAATATGTGGGTTGATGCGTCAACACATTGGCTTGATATGCAGAATTGGGATATCTGTAAAGAAAAGATTGACCCGAAAAAATTGCGCGGGCGCGAGTGTTACGGCGGTTTGGATTTATCGAAAACACAGGACCTTACCGCTTTTGTACTATGCTTTCCGCCGCGTAATGATAGCGAAAAATATATTTTTCTACTTTGGTGTTGGATTCCCGAGGACTGTATGCACGAGCGTGTCAACCGCGACCATGTTCCTTATGACCGCTGGACGCATGAAGGACACATCAGAACAACGACCGGAAACATAGTTGACTACCGCAAAATACGGGCGGATATACAGGAAATTGCGTCGTTTTTTAATATTCGGGAAATTGCATATGACAGATATAACGCAACCGAAACAGTGCTTGAATTAATGGATGAGGGATTTACAATGGTTCCATTCGGTCAGGGTTACCGTGATATGTCACCGCCGACAAAGGATATTGAAACAAAAATTATCGCGCACAAAATTATTCATAATAATAATCCGGTTTTACGTTGGAACTTTTCAAATGTTATCGTAAAAACAGATGAGGCCGGAAATATAAAGCCGGATAAATCGAAATCGGTTGAAAAAATAGACGGAGCGGTAGCCGCAATAATGGCATTTGACCGCGCAAATAAAAATATAAACGGCAGGTCGAGCGTATATGATACGCGCGGCCTGTTGGTGTTATAAAGGAGTAAATTATGGGATTATTAAGAATGTTATTCAGGTCACGAGATAAGCCACAGAATTATAAAGGCGATTACATAGGAACGAGACAATATTTTTTCGGCAGTACAAGTGCCGGAAAAAATGTAACTCCGTACAGTGCAATGCAGATTACGGCGGTTTACGCCTGTGTGCGTATTATTGCCGAAACGGTGGCAAGCCTTCCGCTGCATACATATCGGTATACGGACAGCGGAAAGGAAAAGGCTTATACTCATCCGCTGTATTATATTTTACATGATTCACCGAACGAGGAAATGACATCATTCGTTTTTCGCGAAACGCTTGTGTCGCATTTGCTTTTGTGGGGCAATGCTTATGCTCAAATTGTGCGAAACGGGTTTGGAGATATTATAGGGTTGTACCCGCTTCTTCCGAATAAAATGCGGGTTGACCGCTCGGATATTGACAGTAGGATATATTATACTTACTCGCCGGATAAAGAAAGACAGATTGTATTATCCGCCGATAATGTTCTTCATATTCCCGGACTTGGCTTTGACGGACTTATAGGCTACTCCCCTGTTGCGATGGCAAGAAATGCGATAGGCTTAAGCTCTGCAAGCGAGGAGTATGGCGCGGCATATTTTGCAAACGGCGGAACGCCTTCGGGCGTACTTGAGTACCCGGAAAAAATCAACAATCCCGAAAAGATACGTGATGAATGGGAAAGAGTATACGGCGGTAGCGGAAACGCGCACAGAACAGCAGTTCTTGAAGAAGGTATGAAATATACGCCTATATCGGTATCGCCGTCCGACGCACAGTTTTTGGAAACGCGAAAATTTCAAGTAAACGAAATCTGCCGTGTATTCAGAGTACCGCCGCATATGGTGGCGGATTTGGAAAAATCCTCGTTTAACAACATAGAACAACAAAGTCTTGATTTTGTTGTGAATACCATACGCCCGTGGCTTGTGCGTATCGAGCAGAGCATACAACAGAAATTAATAAAACCGTGTGAAAGAAATAAAATCTTTGTCAGCTTCAATGTTGATGGTCTGCTTCGAGGCGATTACAAAAGTCGTATGGACGGTTACGCCGTCGGTATACAAAACGGCTTTATGTCGCCGAATGATGTAAGAGAACTTGAGGGGTGGAACAGAATACCTTCCGAAAAAGGCGGAGATAGCTACTTTGCGAACGGCAATTTTACAAGACTTGAAGATGCGGGAAATTGGAATAAGGAGAAAAACACAAAGAAAGGCGGCGAATAAATGAGAGAATTTGAAATTAACGGAGTAATCGTATCGAATGACGATGCAGAGCTTTATGATTGGTTTGGAATTGAATGCACTTCACCGAAAATGTTAAAGGATTTTTTATCCGAAAGTAACGGTGAAGATGTTGTAATCACAATCAATTCCGGCGGCGGCGATTTGTACTCCGGCGTGAATATGCACGACACCTTGAAGGCCTACAACGGAAATATGGAAATACATATTTGCGGACTGGCGGCAAGCGCGGCGAGTATAATCGCAATGGCTGGTAAATGCCTGATGTCGCCTGGCTCAAATATGATGATACACAACGCAGCTTGCACAGATTGCTCCAACAAGAATGGTAAAGTGAAGATTGCTAAGGATTTGGCAGTCACCGACAGAGGAATTGCGGCAGTGTATGAAGCAAAAAGCGGCAAGAGTGCAGATGAGGTGTTAAAGCTGATGGACAAGGAAACATGGCTTGACGCTAAAACCGCGCTTGAAATGGGAC